ATAGGTAAAACAAAAGAGTTTATGAATCTAATTAAAGAGGTGCGTAATGAGTACCCAGAAGATTCTATTGAAAGAAAGATACCAATATCATTTGTAGCAACTGTAGCTGCTGCAGAAACAGGTAATTTTAATTTTGAAAATGCACCTACTGCAAAAGCTGCTAATAATTTTTTTGGTATGCATGCTAATGCTAACTATATGAAACAAAACCCAGATGGATACTTAACAACTACAGGTGGTGCTAATCTAAGAAAATTTACAGATAGTAAAGATAGTATAAGAGGATTTTTACAATTAATTACAACTGATGATCGTTATAAAAATGTCGTAGCGTCATCTGATAAAGTTGAAGAAATGTTTAAAGGTATGAGTCCATATGCAGAACGTGAAGATTATGTAGATTTTTTAGGAAACGTTTATAGTGATAGAATTAAACCAATTATAGATACAGAAAATATGTTGATTCCAAAGAAAAAACCTTTGTTTCAACAAATGAATAACTTAAAATAAAAAGGGGAGCCATAAAGACTCCCCCACAGGCAACATAAGACATCCAGAGTTTTTACTCTGGGTGTCTTTTTTTTTGGTCAACCAAAACTTTAAATTTTTTGTATGATTTGTTTGATATCATCTTGTAGTTTTTTCCCCACTGAGTTAGCATGATTAATTATAGCCGCACATAGATTAGCTTGATACGGAAAACCTTTAAGTGCATCTCTTATTTTACCTACAGGTTTTCCACCGTAGTCAATAACTATAGCATTCTCTCTATTTAACCCTATCTTTAACTCAAATAATATACCAGTATATTTATCTAAATTATTTTTTTCCGACATCTTTTCCTCCATCAGAATTTACAGGTGTAAGTGTAGATAGAGAGTTCATTAACTTAACAACTTCACCATATGGTCTTGTCATTAAATATCTCATAATATCCATTAGTTGTTCTGAATTTATAAAATAAGTTCTAGGGGTAGTTTGTTGTGTCTTTGGTTTTTCTTCAGCCATTTGTCCTCCTATTAAAATGGTATATCATCATCCACTGGATAATGTTTTGTTAGTACTTCTATTTTTTCTTCAGCCGTAGCAATAATATCTAGTTGCTTATCTATCTCATGTACAAACTGTGGGTGTTCACCAATACCTACAGCTTTATCCATATATACTTGTATTGTAGCTTTTGCCACACTTATATCAGCTTCATATTTTTTTCTTAGTGCCTCTATAAACATATCACGCATTATTCTGCTCCTTTAAATTGGTAGTATTTATTTTCTATTAAGTCCATATCTTCTAGGTATGGATTGTTTACTTTACTAGAATGTTCTCTAGCATCTCGTATGGTTTGGTTTAACGTTCTACCTTCACGCAAACAACCTGCAACAAAATCTTCTACTTCTAATAGTGCCTGTTTAACTTGACCCATTGCTAACCTCCTTAACTAATCTATTTAAATACCACTGACCTTTTTGCAAATCTTCTAATGGTTCACCTTTAAATTTATATCTTGAAACATACTTCAATATATTACCTTTAAGATATCCATGAAACTCATCACTCGTCATGCAATCACGGATAACATCAATAGTTTCTTTTTTACCATGTAAGTAATGTGGTGGTGCATTTACATTATCACGCTTTACTTCATTCTCAAATGTTTTATCTTCGTCCATATTCTCTCCTAATAGTTTTAATATCAATTGTTTCTAAATTATAATTACCATTTTTAACTTCTCTTTTGATAATCAAACCACTCCACCACATATGTTGTGTATCTCTAGCAAAATGCTCTGGATGATTTAAATAACATCCTGCAGATAAACCATGTAACTTTTTACCATTTGGTAATGTGGATATAGCATAATCTAACAAATGACTATGACCTACTGTAGCAGAAACTTTATGTTTTGTCAAGAGAGTTCTACCAATATTTTCTCCAGATATTGCTGATCCCATAATACCAGATGGAAAGTGATGACAATAATGTATACCATCAATAACTTTCATTTGTTTATATGGTATCTCCTGCCAACCATACTGCTTAAATTTAAGATCACTAATTTTTAGTGTGCCATCTAACTCTGGATTTTCATCTACGAATCTATCAATTCTATCTTCGTGATTACCATGCAACATAATTTTTCTAGGTTTATGACTACCTAAACCTTTATTAAATAAAGATAATGCTTCATGTGAATGCTCCATATCTTTTTGGTATCTTCTGCCTTCAAAAGATTTTTTTGCTCTGTCATAACTAGATAGAGAATCCATACTACAAAAGTCACCCATGCATATTACATGTGTAACTTTATAATCTGCTGCAAGTCTACCTGCCCACAAAAATCTATCATTGCTTGCTTTGGGTGTGCAATGAGGGTCACCCATAACTAAGTGCGTTGCCATTAGTTTAACTCCTTATCTCGTTTCATTTTTAAGTATTCAAGAAAGTCAATAACATTAGATTCATCATCAAATTCTGCTACAGAACTAACGCTTAAATCTTTCTCGTTTTTCTTTTTATCTTCAGCGAATCCACGGAGTCCCCATAGAAACGTTGAATGGGGGTCGGCAGTTGCCATTTTTATCATGCCTCTAGCTATTGTAGAACATAATTCATATTGTTCGGTACTCATTTTAGATTTACTATCCATTATAATACCACAAGTAAAACCTTTTTGCCAAGGACTAACTATAACCTTAACAGAATTTATTGCACTTATTTTTTCTTTTTTCATTTATACCAATACCTATCATAATTTTCTTTATTATATTCAATTACTTTATACTCATATCCTCTTTTCATACTTGACTTACCAAAGTGTTCTGCTTCTTTCTCATTATCAAATAATGTATTACTAAACATTTTATAATCACTTTCTTTTTTACTTTTAAATAATACAAAGTATAACATCATATAGAGTTGGTGAAGAATAGACCCCTCAAACTACTCCCCACCATTCTCTACAGTATCATCCTGTTTAGGGTTTGTAACAGAAGTGTACCAAACCCATTTAGGATTTTTACCTTTAGATTGTTGCTGTGGTAACAGCTTCAATCCACTCCCCCAACAAGGAAGTTTGTATGGGCAATAAGAACACACAAAGCCCAAAACTCTATTACCCGTAGGTTTACTTCTAAAAGTTTCTGGTATATCACTATAACATCTTTTAAAAGGTTTACTACTTTTTAATGCTTTAATATTTTCTTCAGCAGTTTTAATAGCTTTACTTTTATGTTCTTCTACAGATGCAGGTGTTTCACACACTGTCCACTCACCTGTAGATTTATTTATAACTATCCACCCACCAAACTTTTTGTTTTGACTTTCTCCATACAGAAATCCTTGTGACGCATAGCCAAAGGAATCATCTTTAACAACTTCGTTAAATCCACCTGCTTCTCCAAATTTTTTATCAAATGAATATGGCGATGCACTTTTAATATCCCAAACTTTGTTATCAATTTCAACATCTTGTCTACCTTCAATTGTGTTGTCATCAAATTTGTATGTAACTTTTTTTTGTTCATTTTTAATATCTACTCCTGCGGACTTCATTATAAATAATGCTAATGCTTCTACTAAATCTCCAAATGTATTTCTCATTCTAATATTATAAGGTTGTCCTTCACCTTTTATACCTTTAGATTCCATCTGCAATTGACATAGTGGTCTTCCAACATTAGACATTCTTAATTCAAATTTAGTATTTCTTTCTTCTTCAAACTGTTTTAGTAAGGCGTTTTTACACGCCTCACCAAACTCCTGCACCAACTGTTTGTCTAGTTTGACAGGACCTTTAGATACTGAATCTAAATACTGCTGTACTTTTAATAATATATTATTCATTATTTAGACAGCACTTGTTCTGGCAACTCTTCATCCATATCTTCAACGATCTGGGCATCTATTTTATCAGAACCATTTGCTTTTTTAGTTTTAGCACTATTGTATGCATCTACAACTTCTGCATTTTCAGTATCAATAGACTCCTGAAACACCTTTAATGTTTCCATATCTGTATCAGATAATTGTAAATTAGCATCTGCATTTACAGTTATTTCTGGTACATAGAAAACATTTCCGCCTTTCTTTTGTCTTTTAGTATCAAGAGAAAAAGTACAATTAAACATAAGTTTCTTTCGTTTTTTCAACTGATCTAAAGCAGCACTCACAGGTGAGAAAGCTGTTCCAGTTACTCTATACAGAACAGGTATATTTTCTATATTATGCTGATTACCTTGAGCAGTTTTACCATCTTTAAAAGATAATAAACCATACACAAGTTTATAACATCTTATAGTTCTTTGTTGTTCTAACTGTTCTGGAGTAAGACTTGACCTTTCTTTGAAAGGTATCTTACCACATTTAGTTCCACCTAATATATCTATAGCCTCTTCTTTCCAGCTTTTAAATATAATAGATCTATTTATGTACTCACCCTTCTCAGCATCATAGTGCATATATTGCATTGCACTTATGAATGGTCTTAATGTAACTGGTTTACCAAAAACATTTTGACCTATGCTAGAATCATAAGTATAGAAGTGACCAACTGGTAATTGATTACCATCATCATCTTCTGGTGTACGATTGATTGCTAATCTTGGAATGTTATTTCCTAAATTAGAACCATCATCTTGCCCAATGGCTTGCATAATTTGCTCATCAGACATTCCTTTTATATTTACTAAGTTATTATCAGACATTTGTCCTCCATTTTAGTTGTAACTGTATATCATATTTTTGCATAATTGTCAAGTATTATTTCCCTGTAAAACAAGCAATAACCATTATAACATATACCATAATCCAAAACGTATTACCAAGTATATCTAACATATTCTAGTCTCCCCATTTATTGTTTTAACATCTAGCCCATCAGCATTTGCAAAGTATGTCCACTCTGAAAAAAACTCATGATTGTTATCAATGTATAAAGTAGTTGGCTCTATCATGCACTGATCTTTTAGTGCAGTGTATTCTAAATATGCAGAATACTGTTCATCAGAATATTCATCTAATGTTTCTAATGGTTCTATTTCTTTGGTCATGATACCTCCTTCATATTTAACCAATCATATCCTATTTTAAGTTCTGTGTCAAGTGGAACA